GCCGCGAGGAGTTTAGCCTGAACCACATTCTTGAGGGGCTGCTGGAGGTGGCAAGTAAAAGTGTTGGCACTGTCTTGACCAATTGAATCAGTGGTTATGATGTGATATTCATGATCAAGATCTGGAATAGTTTGGGGGGAAGTAACCAAAGCCATTTATAATAGCTTAGATTAAAGATCCACCAATTCCATCCTCAATCTCGTAGCCAGCTTGCTCGGACACAAGTTTTTGGGCACCACAGAGGCCACCTGGGGTCAGACTCTTGGTGTAAGGGCTACCCTCACTGGTGTGACCAGGGACACACTCGATGCGATCTTCAAGATCAAAGATAGATTTATCATTGACGACCTTAACGACAATTGGTCTAGGTTGATACTTACTGGTAGTTTTGAAAATACCGAGAACGAAAATCACGGCGATCAGGGTGAAAATACTGATCAGAGCATTACGATTGGTACGGTTAAGGTTGTACATTTATAATGTACATATATATTTTTTTCAAAAAAGTGCGTTAAAGGTAATTTAATAGTTTCCCTATAGAGAGTAGATGGACGAAGAAATTGTCATTGATCGTGGAACTACTAATGTGATGAAATTAGATGCAGATGAACAGGCCCTCATGGATGAAATTGAAATATCTACTGCTCGTCCTCAGCCTGTGCGACGCCCTGTAGCTAGCAGACCACCCCCACCCCAAATGCAACAACAAGAATCTATGGACGCTTTTGTAAACCCAAACAAACAATCAGCTCCCAGTCAACCACAAATGGATGAAGAGATTGACTATGGTGAGGATGAACCTATATTTTATGATGATGCCGACGAGGGTCCTGGATCACAAAATGAGGCACCCTCCAAGGGATACAACTCAGTGGATGAAGAGAAAGCGGATCTCATCAACAAATTGGGACGTCTTGAGAAGAAGGGGTTTGCTGTTAATAAGAGACTGAATGCCTACTCTAATGTTGAAGACCTTCGTACAGAAGTAAAGAGAATTACGTACAGTATTGATGTTGAACAATCTGTTCGGTTCTCCCGTCGCATGCTTGTGGCTTGTGTGACTGGATTGGAGTTCCTTAATAAACGCTATAACCCCTTTGAGATTCAACTTGAGGGCTGGTCTGAGTCTGTCATGGAGGGTGTAGATGATTACGATGGTGTATTTGAAGAGCTTTACGTGAAGTACCGATCCAAGGTCAATGTAGCACCAGAGGTCAAGCTCATCATGATGTTGGGTGGTTCGGCGATGATGTTCCACCTCACGAACTCTATGTTCAAGAGCGCCCTCCCCAACATGAACGATGTTCTCAAGCAGAACCCAGACCTCGTGAAAAACATGATGTCTGCAGTACAAAACACAACCCGAGCACCTTCGGGTTCCGCTGATAGTGCACCTGTCGGTGGCACTGGTAACTACGAGATGCAGGGTCCTGGACTTGACATCTCTAGCCTCATGGGGGGTGTTATGATGCCCCCCCCACCACCAATGAATACAACCAGAGTACAGAATGAGGATGAGGACGACGATGTTTCCGACATTATTTCTATTTCAGGAGAGTCCACGGGTGGTGAGGTTAAGGAAGTTTCGGTCGGTGCATCCAAGCCAAAGAGAACCCGCCGAAAGAAGAAAACAGAAATTAATCTCTAAGTAAAGTATAAATGATAGGTTGCTGTCCTTTGGAGGATCTGGAACCTCCTGTGCGACGTGAACAACCCGTCGTCGCAAAGAAGGCCGAGGTCAAGCCCGAAGCTGGCCTCGAAGAAAGTGAGTGTAATTATGTCGTCATGGCTTTCATTGTCGGCGTTCTCTTCCTAGCCGTCTCTGATTCCATCAGGGCATAAAATTATTTTAAATTGATTCTACCTTTGGGTTTTCCCTAAATGGTAAAATTAATAGTTAAAAGTTGCTACATCGGTCTGACCACCGAGACCGCTATCAAGTCTGTTCTCAACTGTAAGATTTCGTGTTATTTTAGTTACTTTTCCACCACATGCACTCGTCAACTCTATGAAAAGATCATAACTATAGTTTCTTGAAGAATCTATATTATATGGTGTAATACTTATACCTTTTTGACCCACAGTTACAAGAGGACTCCATGGATAACTATTGGTACCACCAAATAATGTTTGTGAACCCAACGCCACGTCTAGAGCTGGTTGAGATTCATTACCTGTACCACCTTGTACTTCGAGGACCATCGTATTTACATCACCAACTGTTGACCCATCCGTTCTCCTCAATATTGTTGTAACTTTTGCATAGAAGGCACCCGCACCAAACAGTACTTGGATGTTTTTAGCATCACCTGTACCAATTGTAAATGTCTTAGAATACGTTTTACGAGAAACTTCATTAGACCCTATAATTGAACCCCCACCAATTTCAAGATCCGTAGAAGCTTCCGCACCACTTAGTCCTACCGCAATTTTTGTGAAATCAATATTTCCACCTACCGCCAAATCACCAGTTACTGAAACATTACTCGTTATATGTGTTGTAGCTCGTCCAATTTGCGATGGTTGTATATATACATTACCGGTTGTATCCGCATAAATATTGGAACTTCCACCAGAGGTGGTAAACTCTATACTGGCATTTGAAGAAATACTTTCCACCCTCATAGTACCAGTTTGACCAAGAGCTGGATTTCTATGATCAACCACATGGAACTGACGAGCGGGTGATGGTGTTCCCACACCTACATTACTTGTGTTAACAATGTTAAGACAAGTTGTAATAGTGTTATTATTGGATACAGCTAGAGCGAGTCCCGTAGTTTTATTTTCAAGGTTACTGAATCCCCTGATTATACCACCTTCACCATTGTTGGTGTATAGGAGTACATTGGTTTGTTTATTGTTACCGATACTCTGGAGTTTCATGATATCCACATCACCAGGGGTTGTGTCGTACACATGTATGTTAGACGTTGGTGACGTGGTACCCAAACCAAATCTTCCATTTACATCAAATCGTGCGAATTCAGAGTCACTCGTACTAGTCACTTCGTGAACAAATGTAAGTGGACGACGTGTAGCACCATCCTTCACATTCCTAATAATATTGTAACCTGCATCTGAGGTAGAAAACTCTAAACCGGACAGTTTGAACGAACCACCACCATCGAACTCTATATCACCATTAACAACTAATTTAGTACCCACTCCACGATTAGCGGCTGTATCTCCATTACCACCAATTACAACAATACCAGGATCTTGTTGAGCTGTGATACAGAGGGGGAAGTTTCCTTTAGCATCTGCAGTTGCTAGAATTCCCCCGGTACCATAAAAGTCTTTCTCAGAACTATTATATGTTTGGAACACGTGTTCAGCCGCGATATGTCTGATTCTATCAGGTGCAGTATCACCACCGTCACCGTCATTACCCTTAAAGAGTAACAATTCGGTTCTAGGTTGAGCCGCGGTGTAACGTCTCTCTATAATACGAGTATTACCAAACAACTGTCCAGGTACACCACCAAATGATAATTCGTTACCGATTACCAAATTACCACTGACTTCAAGTTCACCCCTAGGTACGTCTGTCCCTATACCTACATCACCAGATGCTCCACTAATATATAAACCAACTGTGGCGTTACTTGATACTTTTGCGTGGTTATTTATAATTCTAAAATCACCATCAGCACCCGCCACACCAGTGGACCACCCAGAGAGGGTTACACCATCTGTTTGTATATAGGAGGTGAAAGCGTTCCCATTCGCCAAATTGGTTTGCGCCGCTAATATAGCGTCACCAGAGGTTTTGTTGTGAACAAGCATACCATTTTCAGTAGGATCTGCTATACCCGTACATGCGATTTCTAGATGGGATTCTGGTTGTGTAACACCTATACCAACTTTACCGGAACTCAAAATTGTCATAACACTGGTATCCACGGCGTAATCGGCATCTCCCATTACAATGTCAAGTCTACTATGTGAAGTTCCAGCACTTTTTTCATGCTTTCCTAAATGAAACGCAGCTTTCGCAGCATGTTCAGAGCCGGTACCCTCTCTAGCTAGATGTAACACGGGTACTACTTCTGAAGTACTCGTAATAGGTTGTGCATTACTGACTACTAGCGGTATTCCCAAATGATTATACCCGTTCCGTCTAGTGACTTGATTATTTATGAATGAAGTCAATCCATTTACGTGGAACGTACTCTCAGGTGTTTGAGTGTTAATACCTACATTACTTGATTCCAATATGGTCAATTTTGGAGTACCCATAATGGGTGTGGTACTCGCATAAAAGTTGAGACCCTTACCTGTTCCAACGATATTTTCAACTTTGTTTTCACCTACATCACGACTTGAAAACATTTGCATAGAGGTATTAGAGGTTAAAAAGGATGAAGTTACGAGCGAATAGTTTGAACCTCCCCATAAGTTTCCAAACATCATCACGTTACTACCCATAACAAAAGCGTTTCCATTTACAGTAAGCTTTTGCGTTGGATTTGTTGTATTTATACCAATTTGACCGTTTGATGTAATTCTCATTTTCTCATCATTTCTGGTTTTGAATATAATATTTTGATGAGTATTGGATGTACTCGCACCATATATCTCAATAGAACTTACATTTGAGGAAGTTGGTCCAGATTTAAGGATAAGTGGATTTACGAGACTATCATCACCATATCTGTCACTGTGAATTGTTATATTAGATGTTGAACTAATAGATTGTGTAATAAGATTTGTTGTCACCGTATTGCCAAATATAGTGAGTGTATTTGCGGCGGTTAAATTGACGTATAACTTATTTCCAATAGCCAATGTATCGGTGGGTGCCAAATTGGATATACCCGAGGGTGCTGCACCCGTCGTACGCAAAGCATTCATCTTC